CGCAGCGCGGGGTTTCCCAGACCGCCCTTGAGCGGTTTCGGCCGGTACCACCCGGCCTCATCAGTAGGAGTAGGCATAGATCATTGTGTAAGCCCGGGCAAGCGACTCTGCACTGGCTTCGGTCGAGCACTTCTCAAGTAACCGGCCTGACGCGCCACCGAGTTCGTTTGCAACCCATTCGGTAACGCCCCAGAAGGGCCGGCGATCTTCGTCGTCGTAGTAATCAACTGTGTATTTCATGCTTCTACCCTTTCGGTTTTAAATTCCATTTCGCCGGCTGCAATTTTGAATTGCAAGTATTTAGCGCGATTAAGTGTCTGCCTTGCTTCTTCAATGTTGCCGTACGCCATCAGTTCTTGTGCATCAGACATCAAGCCAGCCACGATCATAAAACCGCCAGTGAATCTGTACGTCATGTTTGCCTTGGCGTTTTCGAAATAAACCTTCATGTCGTCTACGCCGTACATTGTTAAGTCGTTGCTCATACAACCTCCCAGTCAGTAACTTCAATAGTCAGCTTGTAACCCATTGCCTTGATGTTGCCGAGAACCGGCACGGTCAAGGTCTTGGTGCCTGCGATGGCTGCAAACAGCTTTGCTGTTTCGCAGATCGGGTAAAACTTGCGTTCGCCGTATACGTCTTTGGCGCGGATGATGATTTCCATAATGTTTCTCCTTACGAGTTAAGCCACTCTTCAAACGATTTAACAGCCCAGCCAAGCGAGGTGGCTTGGACCACGTAAATTTCATACCGTGTTTCTAAAGACATGTCGTACCCCTTTTAAAGTGCAAGCATTTGTCGGCAGCCTGCTGCGCCGCCAAAGAACAGCACGCTGCCCTTTGGTTTCCTTCGCACTCGCTAGTCTTGGGGACTAGGTCTTAGCGGTCTGCCGGTTGGTCCCTTGCGCTCATTACGCTTAGATCAGAACTCCGGTGGTTTCCTTTTTGTATCCCGCTGAATCCTTCGCGGTACTGCTTGTCCAACACCTCAACTATAGATGACAGACACTGTCAATGTCACTTTGTATGTTTAAAAGGTAGCCTTTGTATTTTTAAAAGACCCGCATGTTTCCTAGACTTAACTTCCTGACTGTTGTATAAATACAACACTATTTACTTGAAAATTGACGCTTGACGTGCCTAAATGGAAATCATATAATTTTTGGGCACCCCCGCGTCCGCGAAAAACGTGCAAAAAAGCCGCGCATTGACGTGGCTTTTTGTCTATCTGGAGCCCATAAATGGCGAAAACAATCACGATTACGATGGAAGACAGCGGCAAGATCACTGTCGATTCAGACGAGATGGAGCAGCCATACGTCTGCGAAAGCGTGGCAGAGTGCCGCGATTACGTTGACAACATGCTGGCCGAGGAAGGGGGCGAAAGCTCGGAAGAACAAGCTACTGAGAAGCCAGAAGCTTACAAGGCGGCTTGGAATGAAGAAGCGGCCAACCGGCCGAAGCAGTCAAACATGATGGCTTGATCGGAGTACTACCATGCAAGAATATTCAAACCCAAAATCCCGTAATCTAATCCGCGCAGCAGGAGGAATGATGAAAAACGCAGCAGCAATGCCGGGCTCTACGCTCGGAGCACCGGTCGGTAGCAACCAGCAACAAGGCAAAGGCGAAATCCCGGGCAAGGTATCTGTACCAATGCCGGGCACCAATGAAACTCAGCCCGCGCAAACAGGCGGCATGAAGAGCGGCAACGTGCCCGGCTTTTCTGGCGGCATCATTAACGGCATGGTGTAAATATGCACGCCGAAGATTGCGCCGTTCATGCAGACGGCCCTTGCACTTGCGAAGCTGAAGAAATTCTTCAAGATTTGCAACGGGAAGACGCCGACTTGGATGAAGAAGAATGAAGCCGGCCGGCCTGTACGCTAACATTCAGGCCAAGACGGGGATCATCCGCAAAGCGATGGGGTCGAAGTGAAGAAGACCCCCGCTTGGCAGCGCAAGGAGGGTAAGTCACCGACCGGCGGCCTAAACGCCAAAGGCCGGGCTAGTGCAAAGGCGGAGGGCATGAGTCTTAAAGCCCCCGTCAAAGCTGGCGACAACCCGCGCCGTGCATCGTTTCTGGCAAGAATGGGGAACATGCCCGGCCCTGAGCGCAAAGGCGGTGAGCCAACGCGTTTACTGCTTAGCCTGAACGCGTGGGGTGCCAGCAGTAAAGAGGACGCCCGTGCGAAGGCAAAGGCGATCAGCGCAAGGAATGATGACGGTGGTTTGTTGAGAGGGGCAATGACAGATGGCAAAAGTAAAAACAAGGCCAAAAAGGCTCGCTGAATTAAACGGAGCGCCGCCACGTTTGGCGTCGCCTGAAGACCTCGAAGACGCTGGTCCCAAGACGGGACGAGCGCATGCTATGCGTAAAAGCTCAGGCATCAAGCACCCGCTCAGAATTAATCTGACTGCGGTCTCTGAGGCATTGATCGAAGAGGGACTCGATCCAGCGATTGAGTTTGCACGCATTCTCAAGGGTCGGCCGATTGTTAATGGGGACGGCGAGGTTGTCATCGATCCGCATACTGGCCAGCCAGCGCGTCGGTACGAGCTCGAGGCCGACGTTCGGGTGCGGATGTTGTCTGAGATATTAAGCTACACGCAGCCGAAGCTGAAAGCCGTTGAAATCAAAATGTCAGGCAGTCTCGAGCTTACAGGCGAACAGCTTGATCAGCGTCTGGCAATGTTACTTGCTCGGGCCATAAGATGAATTTGGCCGATATCGACACAACGCTGCTGACGTCGGAGGAAAAGCGGGAGCTGTACGAGTTGCTGCGTTTAAAGGATATCCGGGCCAAACGTAACAGGCTGGCCGCTTATCATGCATACGCCAAGCAGGTCGAGTTCCACACCGCCGGCGCCGATTACCGTGAACGGTTGTTCATGGCAGGCAATCAGCTTGGTAAGACATGGGCCGGTGCGTATGAGGTCGCTATGCACCTGACCGGTCGTTACCCTGATTGGTGGAAGGGTAAACGCTACCCGTATGCGATCCGGTCAATGGTCGGATCAGAGTCAGCTGAGCTGACACGTAAGGGTGTGCAGCGGCTTTTGCTTGGCCCGCCAGAGATGCGGGAAGAGTGGGGCACTGGCGCAATACCCCACGATTGTGTCAAGGACACCAGCATGAAGCAGGGTGTGCCTGACGCCGTATCAAGCATTGTGGTCCGCCATGTTTGCGGTGAGGACTCGGTGGTGCAGTTCCTGTCATACGATCAGGGCCGCACGAAGTGGCAGGCCGACACCGTTGACCTTGTATGGTTTGACGAAGAGCCACCGCTCCCAATTTATTCTGAGGGCCTGACACGGACGAACGCAACAGCCGGTCAGGTCTTTGTGACGTTTACGCCATTGCTCGGCATGTCCGAAGTGGTTAAGCGGTTCCTGCTTGAGAAGCCAGCGGCTAGTCACGTTACGACGATGACGATTGAGGACGCTGAGCACTACACGCCTGAGCAGCGCGAAGCGATCATTGCAGGTTATCCAGAGCATGAGCGCGAAGCACGGGCCAAGGGTATTCCAATTCTGGGATCAGGACGCGTGTTCCCGATTGTTGAAGAGGGTATCAAGGTCACAGCGTTTCCGGTCCCGCCGCATTGGCCAAGGGTTATCGGTCTTGACTTCGGTATCGACCACCCGACCGCTGCGGTCTGGATGGCGTGGGACCGTGACAATGACGTGCTCTACGTGACCGATTGCTACCGGGTCAAAGACCAGTCGATCATCATGCACGCGGCAAGCATCCGGGCTCGGGGCGAATGGGTGCCTATTGCTTGGCCGCATGATGGCCTGCAACGTGACAAAGGCAGCGGCGAACAGCTGGCCAAGCAATACCGCGATCAGGGTCTTGTCCTGATGAAAGATCGGGCAATGTTTGAGGATGGCAGCAACGGCGTTGAGGCTGGTCTAGCTGAGATGCTGGCACGCATGCAGACCCAACGGTTGAAGGTGTTTGCCCATTTGCAAGATTGGTTTGAGGAGTTTCGCCTGTATCACCGTAAGGATGGACTGGTCGTCAAGATGACGGATGACCTGATGTCAGCGACTAGGTACGGCATGATGATGCGCCGATTCGCCAAGACACAGGAAGAAGCTGAGACTAGAATACGCACAAACCGAATCGCCCCAGTGGCGAGCTTCGGCATTTTTGATCAAGAAATGGGTTATTAACCCTAAACACAGGAGTGCATCATGGCAGTCATTGCTAATACATCGGACCGCAATACAGCAGCAGGCATGGTTCTTTTTACGTGGACGCCTTTAACCACTGACGATACCGGCGCCCCTATTTCAACCGGGTATGCGTCTGACCTAACAATTCAGGTTTTCGGTACATTCGGCGGAGCAACGGTCACGTTCCAAGGCTCCAACAATGGTACGAACTGGCA